TGGCCTCCGGCCGCATCCGCGTGATCCTGTCGCCGGAGCTGGAGCCGATCGCTGACGCGGGCGCCTCGAAGGGCTCTGCGAACCTGCGCTCGACCAGCGGCAGCAACGTCGATGTCTACCCGATCGTGATCGTCGGCAAGGAAGCTCTCAAGGCGCTGACGCTGAAGGGCGCCGGCACTCGCGGTATGGGCAACCTGGAGACCTTCACGGTCAGCACGCCCGACCGCGTGGACCCGGCGAACCTGACCCGCTACTGGTCCGCGCACTGGTACGACGCCCCGTTCATCGCCAACGAGCTGTGGATGATTCGCGTCGAAGTCGCCTGCACCGCGGCGTACGGCGGCTAACCCTTGACCTGACCCGGGACCGGCGGCGCTGCCGCCGGTTCTTCTGAGGAGATTCACCATGGCAAACACCAACTACTACGGCTCGCTGTTCAAGTCGAATGGCACTGCTTCTGCCGCGCCGACGGAGTTCTACGGCGCGCTGCAGCAGTGCCCGGGTCCGGGGTTCCAGCAGTCCGCCTCCGGCAGCATCGCGTTCACTGCGGCCCTCGCCACCACCACCGACAAGCTCTACCTCGCCCGTGTCCCCGCCGGCCACCGTGTCAAGTCGCTGCGCTTCCGCTTCGCGGAAATCGACAGCGGCACCACAGTGACGGTGAACGTCGGTGTCGAGGCGGACGGCACCACCTACGACGATGCCGATGCGTTCCTCGCCGCCTCCACGCTCTTTCGCGCGGCGGCGATGCGCGAGTTCCCGGCTGCCGGCACCACTCCGACCGCGGACGCCCCGACCACCTGGTGGACGGGTCCGGCGGCGGCCGGCGTGCCGAACGTCGAGTACAACGTGGTGCTGGTACTGGCGGCCGGTCCGAGCACGGCCACCTCCGGCACGATCTACTACGAGGTGGACTACGTGCTGGATCAGGTGGTCCTGAACGAGAACGACGGCCCGGTCGCAGTCCAGGGCACCCAGTAACACCGCCTGCTGAGTAACACTCGCTGCACCAGGGGCCGGCGCGCGCCGGCCCCTTTCCCAACAACCGAGGATCCACCATGTCCGACGACGCAATCGGCGATCTGATTCCGCAGTGGCTGGCCCGCAACTTCGACGGCTGCACGCCGGCCGAGCTGCGCAAGGCCTGCCGCCATCTCAACCTCGAAGCGGCGAGCGACGCGACGCCCGAAGGGCTGACCCGCAAGCTCCTGGCCCACTTCGACAAGTGGGACGACGACGCCGGCCCGATCGCCGCCGAACCGCCGAAGGTGAAGTCGAAGGCCAAGGCGAAGCCGCAGGCGGTCGCCGAGATCCCGGCCGGCGTGATGCCGCCGGACATCCGCAATCGCTCCCGTTTCCGCGCCCCGCAGGGCTTGAGCACGCTGTCCGGCTGGAAGGGTCGCCGCTACCGCGTGCGCCTGCAGCCGCGCCCGAAGGAGCTCGGCGGCAATCGCAAGGTGCCGGTGCCGTGGGAAGCGGAGACCTACATGCTGGACCCGCGTCTGCCCTACCAGGATATCCCGGCGCCGGTCTTCTACAACCTGATGGACTCCCAGTGTCGTCAGCTTCTCATGTCGTGGGACGCTAACGAGAAGGTGATGGTCAAGGAGTGGAGCACCTACTCCCGTTACCCGATCCAGTACTTCGGCGTGACCCCCGGCACCGAAGACCTGCCCGAGTCGGCTCTCGACTGGTACATCGCCGACTGCAAAGCGAACAACTGGTACCTCGACGAGGACCGCGATTCCCTGTCCCGGATCTGGGGCGCCCTGACCGACGGCGACCGTCCGCGCAAGGACGACCGCGACATGGCGCTGAACCATTACCGCTACGCCATCTGGCAGCTCTTGGGGCTCACCCCCGAGCAGCTGGAGGCCAATGAGCGAGAAGCGGCGTGAACGTCCTGCAGCTCGTCCAGTTCGTCCACCTGATCACCGGCGTCGGGTCTCGCGGCAACACCGCGAAGCCTGGCACGGTGCCGGTAGCGTTGACGGGCCAGACGGACGAGCTGCAGGAGCTCATCGAGTGGGTGCTGAAGTCGCTGACCAACTTCCAGGTCATCCAGCGGTGGCCATGGCTGATCAAGCGCGGCACGCTGCCGTTCGTCGCGGGCACCGCGACGTCGGCAGCGCGCACCACGCTGACCGACTACCGCGAGTGGGTGCCATTCGTCGAGCATGGTCGCCGCTACGTGCTGCGCTACCTCACCGCGGACGGCTCCGGCAGCAACGAGCAGCGCGTGTGGTTCATGGACTACGACCAGTTCCGGGGCTACTGGGACCGCAACCCGGTCGCCTCGGGGCCGCCGATGTTCTTCACGATCCGGCCGGACACCGTGACGTGGGAGGTCTACCCGACCCCCGATGCCGGCTACACGCTTCGGCTCGACTACCTCTGCCAGCCGAAGATCTACACCACTGCGGACGCCGCCGTCGACCTCGAAGACTATCCGGTCGACAACCTCGGGTTCCCGGTGGAGTTCCACGAGGTCGTGGCCTGGTACGCGATCCGCTACTGGGCGGAAACCCGCAACAAGCCCGACATGTACGTGATGGCGGACCGCCGGTTCAAAGAACTGATGGGTCCGCTGAAATCGAGGTATCTGCCCAGCGCGAGGATCTGACCCGTGGCAGTCAAGCAACAGGTCATCCCCATCGCCGGCGGGATCAATCTCACCGCGGGCGCACTCGACGCCCCCCAAGGCTCCGCGCAGGCGTGCCTCAACTACGAGGTCGGCATCCGCGACGGCATCCGCCGAATCGACGGGTGGTCCCGTTGGGATGGGCGCCCGAATGCCGCCGGCGTAACTTCAGCGCTGCAGCTGTATTACAAGTCGGCAAGCGCGTCCACGTTCACCCTCGGCGAAACCGTCTCCATCAAGCTCACTACCAGTTCGGCGATCACCTATTTCGGCGTCGTGGTGTCTGTCGTCTCGTCGTCCGGCCTGTTCGAAGAGCACACGGTCAAGATCGGATTCCTGACCGCGCCAGTATCCCTCCCGCGCTTGGATGAGGTCACCGGGCTGGCCAGTGGTGAGCAGTGGACGACGCTACTGATGGACGCCGCTGCGACCTACGCCGACGGCCCGGTCACATACTCTGCGTACTCGGATCTGGTCACTCAGCTTCCGGGCGACAGCTTCACCCGTGTTCCGGGCATCGAGTTCTTCAACGACAAGGTCTACGCGGTCGTGGACTTGGTGTCGATCAACGTCTCGTTGGATAGCGGGATCGTCCCCTTGGAGGGTTTGCCGATCTACGCCAACGATGGCGGAACTGTGCTCGGCACTCTTTACGGGAGTCGTGAGGCGGAGACCCCGAACGACATCGTCCTCGACCTGTTCGACTACGACCGGGACGCAGACCTTCCGGCGGATACAGGGATCTTCGCTCCGGTGGCCAGTCAGAACATGGTGACCAACTGCCATTTCGATACTGCGCTGCTGCCTCAGTGGACCGCCGGCACCGCCGGATCCCCGGGCTGGGCGCTCGGCAGCCGCTTGGCTGTGCACGTCCCTACCGGTGGAACGAATACGCTGACCCACCTGCTGCCGGCAGTGGTAGGCCGCACCTACGAGATTGAGTACCGGATTACGGTCCGCGCCGGTGGGATCGCAGTCAGCTTCGGGGGCGGGGCTGACGCCTCTCGGACCGCGACCGGGACGTACACCCTCACGGTAACGGCTTCGTCCACCGCGGCCCTCGTTGCAACGGCGAACGCCACGTTCGACGGCGACCTGCACTACATCGCCGTCCGCGAAGTCGTGGCCGACCTGGTCACCAATGGCGACATGTCGAGCGGTACCGGGTGGACCGCCGGGGCCGGCTGGGTGATCTCGGGCGGAGTGGCGACTGCTACCGCCTCCAGCTCTACGTTGGTCAACTCCATGGCCCCGGTATCCGGGCTGCAGTACCGGGTGCAGTACACGGTCACCCGCAGCGCAGGCACGGTGACCGTGAGCCTCGGCGGGGCGTCCGGCGCGGCGCGGTCTGCGGCTGGCACATACTCCGACATCATCAATGCCGCCAGTGCGGCGCAACTCACGTTCACGGGGGCCGGGTTCACGGGCACCCTCGACAACGTATCTGTCGAGGTGGTGCACTTCATCGGCGACTGCACCGCGCACGTCGAGCCCAAGCGGGCGGCTATCTACTGCGCCGAATGGGACGGCGCCGGCGGGTGGTCGCGCATCGACGCGGGTCGAGTGATGGGCTACGCCGAAGACGGCGCCAGTAGCTTGACGGCGTTCTTTCTCCCGTATGTGCGCCGGGCCTTTACGAGCCAGGCGACCACCGCGGATTCCGACACCGGGTGGATCGGTGCGGATGGGTGGGAAGACATCGGCGGCGGCAACCGGGGATGGACCGGGGATCCTGCAGGGCTCGCTACTGATGACGGCACCACGGTGTCGTCCGCCGGCAGCTCGATCAACGGCGACACCACCACGGTGCTGAAGGCGACCTTCAGCACTGCGGCGCTCCAGATCCCTGGCGGCGCCATCGTCAAGAAGATCTTGGTGCGAGTGCGCGGCAACTGCGGGACGTCTGCCGGGGCCTTCGACATGCAGGTCCGCATCGGCACCACGACGACCCCGACGCGTGCCAACCTCGCGCGTAGTGTGGCCGCGGCGTGGACCACGACCGAGGGTGCTGTCGAGTACGGCTCGACTGACCCGCTATGGACCGGCAACAGTGGCGATGCGCAGATCACCCCGGACGAGATCAATGATGGCGGGTTGAACGTGCAGCTGCAGTTTCGCCTGCAGCAAGCTGCGGCGTCGAACAACATGGTCCTGGACGAGGTGGCGGTCAAGGTCTACTACCAGGACCAGACCACCGCGGTGTTGGTCACTCCCGACACCGGCGCCGGCCCGGAAGAGACTGAAATCGAGGTCATCCACTACACGGTTGCCGAGGGCGCTTCCGGAGGGGGCACTGGAGGTGTCGGCAACCGCATCGGCATGGTGGTGTTCAACAGCAGCGTCGGCACGGCCGCGGATCGGTGGTGGAGTTTCGGCCCTGGGCAGCCGATGAAAACCATTGGCGGCACGATTCTCGCCTACGTCGGCTCCAGTGATGTGCCCCTCACCCTGCCCTCCAGCTACGCGGTTGCCGACGAGGATGCGCGATACCAGTTCCACTCGGCAAACCCGTACGCGAGCGACCTCTACGACGTGCTGTTCATTGCGTCCGGAGCCGAGCACGCCTACATGTTCGACGGCGACTACCTGCTGCCGATCCAAACCGGCCTGCTCGATCAGTTTGAAAAACCTCGCCACGTCGCGTGGGCCGGGAACTACTTGGCGCTCGGCTACCGCACCGGCAGCGTGTCGATCTCGGACGTTGGCGACCCTCTGACCTACGTCAGCGCCGCGTCGACCGCGGCCGAGATCGGTGCATCGGACCGCATCACGGGCCTGTTGCGTCTCAAAGGCGACGCGCTCGGCGTGTTCACTGAGGGGTCGATCTTTGCGCTCCAGGGCGTCACGGACACGATCACCCGTGTCGAGATCTCCCCGAACTCCGGGGCGATCGAGTACAGCGTGCAGGACGCCGGCCGGCCGGTGTTCCTCGACTACCTCGGCCCGGCGACCGTCGACACCACTGACCAGTACGGCGACTTCGACAGTACTCGGATGGCCGGCGGGGCAACCCCGTGGTTCGTCGAGCGGCTTCAGCTGCCGACTCGCAACCAGACGACCGATCGAACCTTCATCGCCAGTTACCTGATGCGATCGAAGGGGCAGGTGCGCTACCTGTTCAAGGATGGGTGGCAGGCTACCCTGACCTTGTCCGACAAGGGCGTGCAGACGACCACCCAACGGTTTTACGGGGACTTCGAAGACCGCGATGGGACCGCGATCACGGTGCTCGGGCTTTGCCACGGCACCACGAGCACCGGACAGGACGTCGCGTTCATGACGTTCGACCGCGACCCGACCGGCAGTCGGTACCGCTACGTCTTCCAGCTCGACAACGGCAACAGCTTCGACGGCGAGGAGATCATCGCGCAGTGGGTCTCGCAGCCGCTGCACCTCGGGTCGATCTTCACCCGCAAGTCTGGTCACCAGCTGGGTCTGTACGGCCGCGCGTTTGGCTACGCCCGGATGAAGGTCTACATCGCCACCGAACTGGAGACCCCGACCAGCGATGAGACGACCGGCGCTTCGGCGACCGGCACCTTCTTTGACTTCGGCACCTCCGGAACGGTCGACTCGGAGGAGCGCAACTACCGCGACATCCACGCCTTGCGTTGGGAGGGCGAGGATGTGACGGTACTCATTGAATCGATCAGCGCCACGGCTCTACCGCACACCATCCAGTCGATGGTGTGGCGCTTCGAGCAGGAGAACCCGAAACCATGACCGCGATTTACGACCCGAGCACGCGCCAGTGGGTGAACCCGCCCGGGCACCAAGGCCCGTTGACCGGAGGGCTGCTGCGCTCGGGCAACATCACCCTGCGCGCGCCGAACAGTCAGGAGACGGTCTCGGGCAACATGGCGAATCTGCTCGGCGAGAACAGCGCCTACATGCAGATCAACCGCAAGCAGGCGGAAGCCGGCGCCGCGCGTCGGGGCCTCCTCAACAGCACCCTGGCGTCGCAGGCCGGCCAGCAGGCGGCCATCGCCGGCGCCATGCCAATCGCCCAGGCTGACGCCCAGATCCGCTCTCAGGCGAGCGCGCAAAATGCCGAAGCGCTCAATGCTGCGGCGATCGCCGACATGCAGCGGGCGGCTGCGTCGGCCACCGGCGGCGCTACCATCGGTATGTTCGGCAACCAGATCGACGCCGACACCGAGTTTGAGCGCCGCAAGGAGATCATGCGCCTGCAATCCGAGCTCAACATCAGCGAGGCGGAAGCCGGGCGGGTGTTTGAGCGCGAGATGACCCTCGGCGATCGGCAGTGGCGCTCTCGCGAGTCCGAACTCGACCGCGGCCTCAGCCGCGAGAACTGGATGCAGCAGGCGCAGGAGGCCGACCGGCAGCGCGGGTTCCAGCGCGACCAGGCCCAGCTCGACCGGGACTTCGAGCGCGAGAACCGTGCGTGGCTGGGGCAGCAGACCGAGCGTCGCGACCGCATGCAGATGTTCTCCGGCGCCATGGGCCAGATCATGTCGACCCTCTTCAGCTCGCCGGAGTACCTCCGCGACCCGACCGCTGCGCAGGGGTTCATGGAGTTCTTCTCGACCCAATTCGGGTCCATCTTTGACCGCTTCTTCGGGGCGTCCCCGAACCCGACGGGAGGCTAACCCATGAGTTGGTGGGCGGCAGCATTTCAGGCACTCGGCAGCGCGCTGTCGAGCTCCAGCTCGTCCCGGCAAAGCCGCCGACAGCAGCAGCAGGCTAACGAGCAGCGCATGCGCGAGCTGGGCATGCAGTACGGCACCATGCGCGATCTCGCAGCGTGGGAGCGCGATCTCGCAGCGTGGGAGCGCGGCAACCAGCTGGAGGATCGCCGGTATCGCGAGGAGGCCATGGGCAACTACGGCCAGTTCAGCACCTTGCAAGGAGTCGAGCGCGTCCCGTACAGCAGCACCACACCGACCCCGATCCCGGACAGCACCGCGGCTGTGACCGCGTCACTTCTGGCCAAACCAAAGCCGAAACCGAAGGCCGGCCTACTTCGCAACTGAGGAGCTACCATGGAAATGCAGCAGCAGGATGCGGCCCCGGGCGGCCAGATGACCGCCGAGGACGCACTGGACCGCGCCATGGATCTCCTGCAGTCGCCGGAGTACTCCGAGATCGTCGGCCAGGCGCTGATGAACGCCAAGAGCGTGCCGGTGGCCGCGGCGACCGTGGTCGCCCCGATCATCCTGCGCATGCAGCAGGAGAGCGGGCTGCCTGACGACGAGCTACTCGGCAACGAGCAGGGCGACGGCATCGCGATCTACCTCCTGAAGGAGGTCTTCGAGATCGCGGCTGAAGCGGGTCTGGTGCCTGGCGGCGAACAGGCGGAGGGGGTCGAAGACGGCGCCCCGCCCGAAGCCCGCGCCATGGCTGAGGAAGCAGTCGCGCTGCTGGCTGACATGCTGGCGCAGGGCGGCCAGGCAATGGCCGGTACAGCGCCTGACGGGCAGCCGCCCGCACCTGAGGCGCCGCCGAAGGGCGGCCTGCTGCGCGGAGGTGTGTGATGAGCTTCCTCCGCGACTTCGGCGGCGCGTTCTTCAGTAACGTCGGCAACCAGATGCAGCAGCGCGAGGACGAGGATCGTCAGCGCCAGCAGCGCATGGACGACGCTCAGGCGATGGAAAACATCCGCGCGATCATCGAGCGCCGCCGCACCGCAGAGGCCTACAACCGACAGGCGAAGCTGCAGGCCCGCCAGCCGGAGGCCTTCGGCGCGCCGTACCAAGGCGACGACGGTCGCTGGTATCAGGGCATGCAGACGAAGGTTTCCGGGCGGCTGGATCCGGAGACGGCGGACGTGCTGGAGCCGGAGCGCTACGAGCAGGCCGACCCGCAGCAGATCCGCGACCCGCGCAAAATCGGCGAGCGCCGCCGGTACGAGGGTGACCGGATCAACACCTACGAGACCTTCGACGGCGAGATCTCCGGTCCGCCCGTCGCCACCGCGCCGCGTTACAAGCCAGGCGGCAGCGGGGACGCGCCTGATGGCAGCAAGCCGCCGCCGTCGCGAGTGGAGTACACCGACACCCATCGCATCACCAAGGACTGGAACCCGAAGACAGGGAAGTGGGAAGAGACCAGTCGCGCCCGACGAAACGCACAGGACGACGAAGCGGACGTCCCGTCGCGCGAGACCGCTATCAAGGCCGGCGAGCGTTTGGCACGGGCCAGCAAGCTGATCGAGGAGGCGCGGACGGTCGAGGAGGCTCTCGGCGTCGCCGCGTCATACGGCCAAGAGATCGCCAGTGGTGAAGGCCTCATGTACGGCGGCAAGCCCCTGGACCTCTCGACCGCGAAGCGCCTGGCCCGCGACCGACTGAAGGAGTTCTTCAGCGGCGGTGCGAAAGAGCCCCCGGCACCCGCCGACAAGGCGTCGGGCAACCCCGATGCGCCGCCGGCCACCCCCGCAGGCGCCAAGGAGGGGCAGGTGTACGAGGACGACACGACCGGGAAACGCTGGAAAGTGTCCGGCGGTCGCATGGTGCCCGCGTAATGGCTCTTCGCCTCGTCCCGCCCGAACCCTCCGGGCTGCGCCTCGTTGAAGACGCACCGAGTGCCGGACTTCGCCTTGTCGAGGATGCGCCCGCGCGCCCCGGCCGCCGTGGCGATCCGTCGAAGCGCAAGACCGCCGAGCAGGAGTACCGGCGCCGGCAGGAGCAGGATCGCATTCGCCTGCAGCGCGAGGAAGAAGAGCGCCAGCGTGCCGCTCTCGACGAGCGCATGGCAAACCCGTCGTGGGGCCAGCCGGAGTACGTTGACCGTGCCAGCGTCTTCGAGACTGGGCGCACGCAGCGAGGCCTCGATCTCGGGCTGATGCGCGACGCCGCAAGCGGGCAGATGGAGCAGGCTGTCGGCGGCGGGGTGCAGCTCTTCGCTGACGTTTTTGGCCCCTACTGGGGCGAGATGAACGATTCCGTCGAGCGCCCGGTAGGCGACGTCGGCAACGAAATCGCGCGCTCCGGCCAGGCCCGGCAGCAGTACGCCCGGCAAGGCCTGTTGCGGCGACCGGACTCTGCGCTGTCGTGGGAATACCTTCCGTACGTCGCCCAGGAGGCTGCCATCTCGGCGCCGCAGCTGGCGACTTCGGTCGCGGCCGGCGCTGTCGCAGGTCCGGCGGGCGCAATCACCGCTGCCGGCGGCATGGCTGCGGGCGCCGAGTACGACGAGACCCTCAACTCCGCCCCGCTACGTCCGGGCGAGACTCTCCGTGATCGTCGTGCCGCCGCGCGCGAGGCCGCCGGCGTGGCCGCTCTCACCGAAGGCCTCCCCGAGCTGCTGCCTGTGGCGGGGGCCTTGGGTAAGCTCGGACGGTGGATGCCAGAAGGCGCGATGCGTCGGTTCGCCGACACCTACGCCGGCCGCGCCGCGGTCACGGGAACTGCGGAAGGCTCCACCGAAGCAATCACCGAGGCCGCCAACGCCGCATACGAGACCTACGGCCAGGACGCACCAGTGACCCGCGACGAGTTCGTCTCGCGAGTACTGGATGCGTTCGTCATCGGTGCCGGCGCGGGCGCAGGCATCGGCACCGGCGTGCGCGGCGTCGAAGGGCTGCAGCGCAACCTCGACATCCGCCAAGGCCTGCAGATCGACCCGACGATCAACGCGGCGTTACCGACGATTGCCGAGGAGTCCGCACGCCGCCGTTTCGACGTCGACAACGCGCAGATGCGGATGGTCGGCCCGATGACGCCGGAGACGCAGGCCGGCGCCGACATGGCTGCCGACGCCTTCGACCAGGCGCGCCGCGCCCGTGCAGCGAGCCCCCCGCCGCGCTCGCCGGGCCTACTGCGCGACTGGACCGCCCCGCAACCGGCGGAAGTAGTCGCACCGGCCGCGCAGGCGCCGCTGAACCTCGCACCGTTGCCGGCCGGCGTCAACGTCGAACCGAAACGCCGCGCTCGTTCGCCGGTGCCGGCGTGGGGTGCTCCGCAGGACGTCCAGGTTACGACGGCTCCCGCGCCCACTGCGCGCGAGCAGCGCGTGGAGCGTCGCCTCGACACCGCCGAACCGGCGCAGATGCGCGATGACGAGCTGGATGCGGCCCTCTCCCGCGAGATCGCCCGGCGCAGCCCGCGTGCGGCGCAGGACGCCGCGGAGACCGGCACTGCCCCGGTGGTCGACTTCTACGCCGAGCCCGGCCAGGCGTCGCGGATTCGCAAGTCGTCCAGCGGCGGCATGATCGAGTTTGACTGGGGCGCCGAAGAGGCTGCAGCGGATCCGCCGCGGGCCGACTCGACGCCGACGCCGCCGGAGTTCGCTCCGACCGGCCGGCAGTACGGCATCGCCCCCGAGGACGCCGCGCCCGACTGGGTGCCCGTGGAAGGGCGCAACCTGCAGACGCGAACCCGCGAGGCGGGCGAGCTCGCCGACGCGTTCTTGGAACTCGCACAAGGGGGACAGCAAGCATTCCAACTCCCACAGGTGCCGCCCGAAGCGCGCAGCCTGGAGGAGATCGGGCGCGTGGTGGACCCCCAGATGCGGGTCGAGCGCGGCGACGTCGCCGACATCCGCCGGAAGTACCCGAACGCGCGGGAGGTCTACCGGATCACCATGCGCGACGGCACTGCCGCGCGCTTCGTGGTCGAGAACGATGGCGGCACCCAGCTCAACGCGGTTGACCTGAAGGAAGGTCGCAGCGGCGGCGCTGCGCTCTACGCCGCGGTGAACACGTTTGCCCAGCGCAACGGGCTGCGCGCATTGCCAGACCGCGACGGGCTCACCGAGATCAACAAGACCCGCCGCACCGAGCAGCAAGCTGCGTCGGCCGTGCGCACCGGCACCGCCCGGCACCTGGTGCCGGACGTCACCCAGACGGTGGCCGGCTTCGAGATCGGCGGGAACGACCGCAACAACATCGGCGCGCTCCTGATGAAGGGGTTCTCCAATGCGGTCAACGCTTTGCCGGAGATTCACCAACTGCGGTATAATTTCGAAAGCCGCCAGTTCGAGTGGACCAACGGAGAGCGCGCAGATGATGCAGACATCGACCGTATCGCAGAGTCTGACCCGGCGCGAGAGGCTGGTATTGGGCGCAGCACGCTTAAGAGAGCGGTATTCGCAGGATCCGTTCTACGCGAGGTGCGCCGCCGCGGGGTCGGATCCGGACGCCTACTGGGAAGCCTTGGCCGCGAGCAACTACAACAGCTGGCAGCTCCCGCCCTTGAGCGGCTCCTCTACTCCCGCAGCGGGGGCGTAAATGCTTCCGCCATACCAGGCGCAGCAACTCCTACTCAGGGTTCTGGCCGAAACGCACCCGCTGCGAGTAGCGCTGTACGGGCGTTCGCGGGGCAAGACCGTGGGGTCGTCGACCGCGCTTCCGAAAGCGCCGGCACCCAAGGTGTGGCTGGACGAGCCGGTCGGCCGTCCGGTCCTACCTTCGGACGAGACGCCGCAGGCCGCGCCCGTGCCTTTGGCACTGGCCGTGCATCGCGCACTGCAGCCGCTGTCTGGCGCGAACTGACCCAGCAACTCGGCGCGTCCTTCGTCTCCAACGCCAAGCGACAGGACGGCTGGCTGCACGTCGTCGACTCTCGCGAGCAGGTACCCGCGAAGTGGCGCGACCTGTTGGAGCCCGGCGAATACGCCGGCGGGTTCTACGCGCCGGACGGCTCGACATGGGTCATCGCGGACGAGATGGTCGAGTACGGTGCGTCCGGCGAGGCCTTCGAAGTCGAGGCCGCGGCGATCATGCTGCACGAGGCGGGCGTCCACTACGGGCTTCCGCGCCTGCTCGGTGGCGACATGGCCGGAATCCTGAAGCAGGTCGAAGCGCTCGCCGAGACCGACCCGGACATGCGCCGGGCGCGCGCTCGCGTGCCAGACGGGACTGCCCCGGACCTGATCTGGGAGGAGACCCTCGCCTACTACGTTCAGCAAAACTGGGACAAGAAGACCCCGCTGATGGACCGCATCCTGGCAGCGCTGAAGCGCTTCCTGGCGAGCGCCTCCGGCGGCCGGTGGCCGGTCACCTACTGGCAGAACAACCCGAACCAGCTCCTGGAACTGGCGCGCACGGCTGCCAAGGCGTCGGTCGAGGGCAAACTGCAACGGACGTCTGCGCCCGCGGCGGAGCCGGCGCTCGCGCTCTCCCGGTCGAAGCCGAAAGCGGAACCGCGGCCGGCGGATGTCGTGGACATCCATGAGGGGCGCGAAGGTCCGCCTACCAAGCTCTCCGGGAAGACGGAGGTTGGGCAGTACCTCGAAGCCCGAGCGCGTGAGCGGCGCGGACGGGTGCTGGACATCCGCGACCCCGCAGACCGCGACCTCGTGGCCACCGACCTGGTCACGGAAGCGGTTGCCGAGCTGCGCCGAAAAGGCAGCGCAGTCGAGTGGTACGACGACACCATCCGCAAGATGATGGGGATCCTCTCGCTTGCGCACCCGGAACTGCGAACGGACCAGGACGCCCGCACCGCTTTCACCATTGGCCTGGCCATCACCAGTCAGAACATGACGGTGCCGGACAACCTGGCGGCAGCTGAAGAGGTCTACGCTGCGTTCAAGGAGTCTGGGCGCTTCCCGACCAAGGGGTACGGGGCGAAAGGCCCGGCCATGGTCGCCAATTTCAAGAAGGCGAATCGGATGCTCGACTCGCTCGGCTCGGTCGAGCGCGTGCGCGAGTTTCTGGCGACCCCGTTCACCATCCGCGAGCTGGAGGCCCAGGGCTACAAGTCGAGCGGCGAGCTGAAGGACGCCGAGGTCTTGGGGTCCGCGGCTTTCGGGCCGAAAATCGGTTTCGGGTTCTATTCCAACCTCACCGGAAATTTCGCTCCGGTGGCGATGGATATGTGGTTCATGCGAACGATCGGGCGTCTGACCGGGCGCCTGATGGCGTACGACCCGGCGCTCTTCGAGAAGCAGCTGAATAAGCTGCGAACTGCACTCGGGACTCCGAAGGCCCGCAGCGGGACGCTGATCAGGAAGGCCTTCGAGCTGAAGGCTGCGCACGAAAAAGACTTCAAGGAGAACCGCAAGCTCTACGACTTCAAGGAGCGCAAGAAGTCCGACGCCACCAACTACGCACTCGCCATCGTCGCCTCCCTGAAGGAGACCCGGGACGCTCCGGCCAGTGGAAAAGAGCGCCGAAACCTGCGCGACATCGTGGATCGAGCCCTGGTCAAGCTCAAGGTCGAGACCGGGCGGGACGTCCCTGCAGCAGCGTTCCAGGCGCTGATCTGGTATCCTGAGCAGAGGCTTTTCCAGAAGCTCGGCACCAAGCTCGGGTTCGTGGAGCAGGACTACGCGGGCAGCGCCAAAGCGTTCTTCCTCGCCCGCGGACGCTTCACTGAAAAGGAGATCGACGATGCGGCGAACCGTGCAATCGAAGGCGGCGGATCCGAGCCTCGTGGGGCTGGATCCGGAGCAGGAGCTGTTCGACGCGACGCCGGAAGCGGAGCACGAGGCGAACCTGACCGCGATGCTGTCGGCGTTCAAGGCCCGGCAATCCGGAAGTCCTCCAGCGGACGCGGGGACCCCGCCGTCGCAGCCGTCCACCGGCTACGATCCGGTCGGATGGGGGATGCGGACGCACGGGCTTACTCGCGAGCAGGCGGAGGAAGGGCTCGACTTGATGGCCGGGTGATCGAGACCGAGGCCCGGTTCACGCCGAGCCCGGACGCACTTCGCACTTTCGAAGGGGCCGCCGATCTCCCCGAACTGCTGGAGCTCTCCGCAGGTGCAGCTTCTGCGGAAGCGTTCCACCGCGCAATCTCGGCCGCCAAGGACGCCAACAAGTTCGGCGCCTCGGTCCACGTCTACGAGAAGAGCGAGTACGACGGGCTGCGGCTGTTCCTGGCCCCTGACGGCAAGGCCGGCTTCGCCCTGAAGCCGGATGGCGACATCGTCAGTGTGTTCGGCTACCCGAAGGCCTACAACCGCGTAGGGCACGCCCTGATGACGCTTGCCGTGCAGGAGGGCGGGCGCAAGCTCGACGCATTCAACACCATGCTGCCGGCGCTTTACGCCGCGCACGGATTCCGGACCGCAGCGAAGCTCCCTTGGAACGACGAGTTCGCCCCGGCCGACTGGGACAAGGCGACCTTCGAGCCCTACAACCGGGGCGAGCCGGACGTCGTTTTCATGGCGTACGACCCCGAATTCTTCGGCGAGCCGGACGTCACCGAGGCCCCCTACGCCGAGGACTACGATGACGCGGTCGCCAAGCAGCAGGCGGCGATGTCGCCGCGCATTCGCAAGTCCAGCTCCGGCAGCCCGGAACAGCCCCGCGACAACCTAGAGCGTCCGACGACCGACAGCACCGGCAAGCCAATCCATCCGACGGAAGACGGCATCCGCAACTTCTGGCGGTGGTTTGGTGACAGCAAGGTGGTCGATGGGCAGGGCCGCCCCGTCCCCCAGTTTCACGCTACCGCGGCCGATTTCGAAGCGTTCAAGATCAGCCGTTCCGATATCGGCGTGCATTTCGGCACCGTAGAGCAGGCCGCAGACCGCGGAGACGCCCGCAGCCGTTCGTTCACGCTTCCGGTATTCCTTCGCGTGGAGAACCCGCTCCGCGTGAACGACATGGGGAACTGGAAAATCGGACAGCTCCAGAAGATGCTTTCGAAGGCTCTGCCGTCCCGCGAAAGCGAGTGGCGGAATCTGGCGACACCTGCGCAGGTACGAGAGTACCTTCGCGGGCTCGGCTACGATGGCCTGGTCTACCGAAACGAGTTTGAGGCCCCCCGCCGGAAGCGCCCGGAGGACGTGACGGCGGCCGATGCGGCGGACTCTGAAGTCCGCGCCGCTCAAGAGGCTGTCTGGGAGGCCGCGCGTTCTGCCGGTCTGTCGGAATCGGATGTGATGCTTCGCGTCATGCTTCGTGCCCGCGGGCAGTGGAACAAGCCCCTGGGGATTGGCGAGGACGTAGCGCAGCGATACGCTGACGCTGAAAACGCTGCGGCAGATCTCCGTGCTCGCGTGTATTCCAATGCCGAAGACACGCGAGCGGACAGCTACGCAGTTTTTACCCCTGAGCAGGTCAAGTCCGCCATCGGCAACACAGGCGAGTTCTCCCCCGCCGACGCACGGATCACGAAATCCTCGTCGACCGAGCCGCCGCCGCGTGCGCGCCCCGACAAGCGCTTCGAGACCGGCACGGCCAACCGGATCACCGATGAGGAGCGCGAACTCCTGCTGAAGTCGCCGGTCTTCTCGGCGCTGCCGTCGCGCACCCACCAGGAGCTGCTGCAGGGCGCCCTGGAGAGCCTCAGTCGGAACCCGTGGAAGGCGCGCGAGCTGGTTGAGGAGCTGGCGACCGGCATGCGGACGGTGATCGCGGAAGAGGACGAAGTGCTGCTGCTCGCCTACAAGGTGCTGCTGCAGAACCGTCGCTTGGACGTCACCCGCCCGCTGTTCGACAACCGCTTCGGCGAGGCTCGCAAGGCGGTCGCTTCGCGGCTGTGGGACGAGGTCGAGGCCGACCTGACTCGTGTCGACATCGCCGTCCGCACCACCGGCAGCATCTGGGGCCGGTGGGGCAACGTGCGCCAGCGCATGCTGAAACAGGACTTCAGCCTGGGCGCCCTGATGGACCGCGCCGTCCGCGCCAAGGGCATGGAGCCCTTGACCGAGGACGAGCGCAACATGGTCCTGCAGCAGGCTCGCAAGATCGAGTCGATGCAGGCCGAACTGGACGAATCCGAGGCCCGCGCGCAGGAGCTGCAGGACGCCGCGCTGTCGGCGGACCTGATCAACGACATCATCGAGCGCACCGCCCGCTACCTGCAGGGTGAAGTGCGCGCCAAGTCGCGCCCGATGCTGAACTACCTGCGCGAACTGGCCGAGGAGTCCCGGCGGATCCTCAACATGCCGTCGAAGATCAACCGGCCCGGGCAGCGCGGCCAGGCTGGCGCCGTTGACGTCACCAAGGTGTTCCACCTCGCGCGCATCGGCGTGTACGAACTGGCCCAGCTCTCCTACGACGCCGGCGACAAGAGCCGCGCGATCTACCACGCGTGGCGGTCGCGCATGCGCCAGGCCCTGGGCCAGCGCAAGTTCAACTACTACGAAGAACTGATGCCGAGCCTGTATCGACAGGTGAAAGGCGACGCGGACGCGGTTCGTCAGGCGCACGTCGAGGCGATCCAGAAAGCCGTGGAGAGCGTCGACCCCAGCGAGCTGACGCATCGCGACGTCTACGAGGTCGTGCGTGCGGTGGTCGAGTCCGGTGTCCACGGTGAGCCTGCCGTGATGGCCGAGACCGCCCGCCTGCTGCAGAAGGTCGTTCCCGACATCACCGCGCGCGAGGTCCGCAAGCTCTTCAGCGACTATGGCCGTGCCCGCTTCCCGTCTGCCGACGCGGTCAAGGCGGAGCTGCGCGAACTGCGCGCGATCGCCCAGTTGCAGGAGAGCATCGACCGCTTGGATGAGGGTGAGCGCCCGCTGAAGAGCGGCACGCAGCGCGACAAGCCGACCGCCGAGATCCGCGCCAAGCGTCGCGAGCTCAACGACCGCCTGAAGGCACTGGAGCAGGCCTCCAAGAACGACCCGGAACGGCTCGCCAGCTACCAGGACGCGCGGGCGACGAACCTGCGCAACATGATCACGGACCTGACCGAGCAGCGCGACACCGGCGAGCGCCCGGTGCGAACGGCGTCGCCGCCGCTCAGCCCGGAGAACGTGGCTTTGCGCGAGCAGGTCGCCGCGTTGCGCAAGGAAATCCGCGAGATCGACGCGCAGCGACCGGAAGCAGTCAAGGCCGCCGCGGCAAAGGCGCTGCAGCGCCGCCGGGAGCAGCTCGAACGCCGCATCGCGGCGACCGAAGCACGCCTGGCCGGCGAGATGCCGAAGCTGTCGGACGTGGCGCCGCGCAAGACGCCCGCCGGCGACGCCGAGACTGCCGCTATGGAGCGTGCGCTGAAGGCGCTGCAGGATCAGTTGGCGGCCTTGGAGCGCACGCAGAAGGCCCGCAAATCGCCCGAGCAGCGTGCCATCGACGCACGCCTGCGCTCTCTCGAGCAGCAGGAGCGCCTGATCAAGGAAGAGCTGCTGACCGGCTTGCGTAAGGAGCGCAGAGAGCCCGCCACGAGCATCGAAATCGAGGCGAAGCTGAAAGCCCTGGAGGGGCTCAAGGCGCAGCGCGACGCATTGCGGCAGAGCAAGCTGCCGCCGAAGCCGTCGGCCGAGGAGAAGTACCAGCAGACCCTGGAGAAGACCCTGCAGCGCGCGATCGCCAATGTGCAGGGGCGCATCGATCGCGGGGAGTTCGCACCTCGGGTGCGCGTCGCCCGCGAGGCGAGCAAGCGCAACCAGGAGCTGCGCCTGGAGCTCAAGAAGGTCAAGCACACGCTCGCGGTCAAGATGTTCGAATGGGAGATGGCGCAGCGCGGCCCGTGGGGGAAGACGTGGGGGGCGATCAAGGAGGTGTTCAACATCTCGCGCTCGGTCATGACCTCGCTCGACCTTTCAGCCATGTTCCGGCAGGTGTTGTTCACCTTCGGCCACCCGGTGATGGCGGCGCGCGCCGCGGCGCCGATGCTGCGCGCGGCGATCTCGGCGACCGAGAACTCCAACATCGAGGACGCAATCCGCGCGCGGCCGAACTACGGGCTGTACGAAAAGGCCGGGCTGCATATCACCGAGTCGACCGGATTCGACCCGCAGCGAGTCGAGGAGCAGTTCATCGGCCGGTGGCTGGAGCGGATGGAGGCCAAGCCGGGGCAGCGGGTACGCAACTTCGCCAAGCGCGTGCTGGTCGGCGTCGACAACAGCCGGGCGCCGAGCCTGATCAGCGGCGTGCGCGCGTCCGGCCGGGCCTACGCGACCTACACCAACGTGATGCGCGTGGAGATGTTCGACCACCTGCTCAACACACTGACGAAGTCGCCGAAGGCGCCGACCGAAGAGGAGATCAAGTTCATCGCGGCACTGGTCAATGTCGGCACCGGCCGCGGAAGTCTGGGCAAGAAGGGTGACGCGATGACCGGGCAGCTCGGTTCACTGCTGCTGTTCGCGCCGAAGTACCTGATCAGCCGCTTCTCGTTCGCTTTCGGCGTGCCGCTGGTCCAGGGCGCGGTGACGTCGCGCCGCGCGCTGCGCATGGCGGCCGAGGAGTACCTGCGCATCGCCGCCGGCATGGCCGCAGTGTACGCGCTCGCGGCGATCTACCAGGCGGGCACCGAGGACGACGACGAGGACTGGATGGCCAGTGCGGATCCGCGCTCGTCTGACTTCGGGAAGGTCCGTTTCGGCGACGTCTACATCGATCCGATGGCGGGACTGGCCCAGGTCTACACGTTCGCCTCGCGCGTCGCCACGGCGACTACCGTGGTCGAGGGCGAGGAGCGCTCGCTCGGCCCGGATCGACGCTACGGGGAACGCGGCGTCAATCAGGTGATCTGGGACTTCCTGCGCTCGAAGGAGTCGCCGCTGGTCGGCACGGTACTCGACCTCGCAACGCGGGAGAGCTACGGCGGCATGCCGCTGACTGCTGACGGATTGGTTGTGGATGCTACAGTTCCGCTGGCTTTTCGCGACGTGGTCAACGTCGCCGAGGCGCGCGGCGCCGAAGGCCTGGGCCTGTGGGCTTTGAGCCTGTTCGGCATGGGCATGCAGTACCGCGACCTGGACCACTGGGAAGAAGTGAAACAGGCCCGCAAGGAATACGCAGAGGAGAAGGGGCGATGAGTACGTGGAACCTATACCGGCCGGGGGTGGCCGCTATTCGCGGAGCCGGCACCGATCCGGTGCCAGAGCCCGGCACACCCCCGCCCAAGCCGGTGGACCCGCCGCAGACGGCTCCGCCGCTCGGCATCGACCAGGCGAAGAAGTGGTACGACCGGACGATGAAGACGCGCAACTTCCTCGCGGCGAATCCGGACCGCCGTCCCGCTCGGATGGGATTCACCAATCGCGGCCCGGCCTACGACCGCAGCCAGTGGTCGCAGGAGCAGATCGACCGCATGGGCCAGGCGACGGTTCCGGTCACCAGTGCCAGTC